CAGATCTCCAGTTTGTTAAGACTAAATTTATAGATATGGTAAAAGAGCAAGAAGCCGCACTCAAAGAGTATGAAGATTTTAAACTTAAAGTTGAAGAGTACAGCAGTTTGCCACGAAGCGAACAACAACAATGGCTATCAGAAAATCAAATTAAAGCAGATGAAATAGTAGACAAGCATAACGAGCTATATTTTAAAGAAGATCAATTACGTAAACGTAACGCCAAAGAACTAGAAATATACTCTGGGCAACGCTTAATAGATTCTAGTGAAGCGCGTAAAAGAGTTACACAACTAATTGATAGTTTGGGACGCGCAAATTATTCGCATCACGGACAAATCAATCAGATAGGCCATGCGCGTATTGATGACAGGGTAGATCCGGCTGGCGATAAATTCATGTATGCACATGAAGCGCAGACAGATTGGGGTCAAAAAGGGCGTAACAATATGATATCGCCAGAAAACTTACAACGAGCTGAGAAAGTCATTGATCTTACAGAAGAGGCGTCAAAGGCTAAAAATAGCCTTTTCAGAACAGTTATGGACAAACAGAGCGCAATTACTGACCCAGATAATGAGCTCGCTCAATTTGGTCAAGCAGTATTCAAAAATGCAGCTAATGAGTTTAGAGCTAATGAATTACCAAAAGAAATAGCAAGAGATGAAAATTATAAAAAAGTGATGACTGAGCGCGGTTTTGATATGTCCCGCCAAGACAGACTATCAGGCGAAGCATTAATAACGGCATTTGAAAACGTTAGTGGCGTTGATTACACTGGTCATTTTCTTAACGAAATAAATGACGAAGTTGACTTTACACCATCTGAGTTTTTTTCTGCAGCTGGTCGAGATAGTGCGTTTTTTGACCGCACTAAATCATATAATGATTTTCTAGATGAGTTGCATTCTGGCAAATATGACGAAGATAGGAAGGAAGACGTAAGTGTTAGAATTGATGCTTTGGATGCACAGTTTAAAACGGTGTTGGCGAACACTCTTGATGATGTTCTTACAAGAGTAACAGATGTAGAACTCTTGAGAGATTTGGGTGTACGTCTGCCGGAGGGATTTACAATGGGCGATGAAGTTACAGACGCAGTACGAAATATGTCCGAAGGGCAAAGAAGCTTATATACGCAATCAATAGTTGGTAACATACCGATGCAAATGCGTCTGCAAATGATGAAAGACACGTTTAATTATATCTATGATGACGCCTATAAGAACGCTACTGTCGGTAATAAGAATGCGTTAGATGTTGTGGAAGAAGCTAAAAACCCAACGGAACAAAAGTTTTTTGAAAAAAGAAGGGCAAAAATTGACGCAGTACCAAGAGGTCCATTTGTTGAAAAAGACCAAGACTTTATGGAATTCACTATAAAACAACTTATACGCAGAGCTGTTAATGAGGATCATAAATATATAATTGTTACTGGCCCAGAAGATCAGATTGCCAGATGGGGTGAGCGTATGCGAGGTCCTTTTGAGCGACGATATAAAGATGGTGCAGTCAGAGCCGGTAAAGAGGTACTGAAACAACTAGATAAGAAAGCAAAGCTAGAGCTTGTTGATCCAGAAGATATAGGTTTTAGCGCAGAGCGTCCCATCGTACCACAAGAAATGGGCAATCCAATAGTTGCACAAGAAGGCACATTAACAAAAGACGAAAAATTACTTAAAATACCCATAACAGACGAAATGCGCGAAAGTGTGAAACGTGGTATGCCGTTGTTTGAATTAGGTGGCATGGCATTAGGTGGCTCTGCAATACTTGGTGCACAGACAATGGGACAAGAAAATCAAAATTAATTTGTTTTCAATGTAGCAAAAATAGAATAGTATTACATACAATCGGCAGCCATTTGTGCTGCCTTTTTTATTGGAATTCACATGGCATTAACGGATAACGAAAGCAAGGCGGGTACGTCTTTGCTCAGCGGTGGTTTGACTGAACCACTGAAAGAACAACCTGGGCAAGAAGAACCTATACAACTTGCAAGCCTAGGTCGATTTGGTGGCAAGATAGGAAACTTTATAGGCAACACGTTTTTTGGCAAAGACTTGTTTTCTAGTCGTAAGTTTACAAAAGAGCTTGAATCTGGCCAACGTGAAGCGATGGATGTTGAGGACATATTTATACCTCCATTCTTGCGTCCTCTCGTAGAAGAGAAAGAAAAGGGCGCAACCATACGGACAGTCAAAGAAAAAGACGTCAATCCGTCTGAGATTATGATTGGGCAAAGCAAAGACAAAGACGAACGCGATGCCAAAGCACAAGAGTTTCTTGATAACAGAAAGGTACAAGCACAGCCAAAAAAAGGATTGTTGACAGATTTTAGAGTAACCGGGTCACAAGGCGATGATAAATTACCTAACGAGCAGTCTATCCTCACCAACATAGAAGCTATATCGCAAACACATAAAGGTAAAATAAACGAAGCAAAACGAGGTGAGATTACTAACGAAACCTTACAAGACCTTGCGGATATTGTCGGTACATCACCAAAGATTCTTATCAATAATATATTAGGACGTAAGAGGGGACAGGTCATAGAGTTCGAGGGCATGGGTCTTGCCGAAACTATGCTTGCGTCAAGAGAGCTATTAGTTAATGAAATCAGTAAGTTAGACGAGTTAGCTATAAAAGCAGAAACAGGTAATGAGCGTGATGCACTTGCTTTTCGACAACAGTTCGAGCTTGTAAGCCAGATACAGCTACAGATTAAAGGATCACAGACAGAGATTGCTAGGGCACTAGGTCAATTTAAAATACCAGTAAAGCAAACCAACACTGGTCAGAAGCAACTTATAAACCAAGATCTTACTATGTTACTAGATCAATACGGTGGCCTAGAAGACATGAAAATAATGGCTACTCTTTACAGACAAGCCGAAACACCAGAACAAAAGGCGCAGTTAGCCAGGGGCACTAGAGGATTATTGGGTAAATCCGTTGATGCTTTCTATGAAGCATGGATCAATATGCTGCTAAGTTCGCCTATAACTCATGTAAAAAACGTAGCGGGTGCATTTCTTACAACGTTTGCTCATGTGCCGGAAACATATGGCGCGGCAGTTGCGGGATCTGTGCGTAGAAATGTATTCAATCAGAAAGGTGGTGTGCAGTTTGGCGAAGCAAACGCAGAGCTCTTTGGTGCATTTATGGCATTTGGTGAAGCGTGGAAAACGGCAGCAAAGGTATATAGGACAGGCGAAACACCGATATTTGGCTCTAAGATAGAATACACACAAGGCAAAAGACACGAAAAGGCGTTTAGTGCAGAAGCGTTTGAGCTTGGTACAATGGGCAATGCCGTAGACTCCTTGGGCTCAATGCTTACTATGGGCACGGTTGACAACCTATCAGCTACGGCAATCAATACGGCTGGTAATATTGCAACACTAGGTCGTGTACCGACTAGAGCACTAGAGTTTGAAGACACTTATTTTAAGGTCATTGGTCAACGTATGTCACTGTACCAACAAGCATTTAGAGAAGCAAAGACAAGAGGATTACAAGGAGATGACTTTGGCGAGTTTGTAGCAAACTATGTTTACAACCCTCCAAAAGATGCAATACAAATAGCAGACGATCATGCACGTTATGTAACGTTACAAACACACGTTGATAAAGCTGGTAAAAATTTACAGAATCTTAGGGAGCTACCGTACTTAAGGTTTTTCGTACCTTTTTTCAAAACGCCCTATAACGCCTTTAAATACGCATTTAAGGAACGCTCACCACTAGGTTTGTTTAGTGCTGATTTACGAAACACCATACGCACAGGATACCGTGATGATGCGTCTTCTGCACAGAGAGCTGCCGCCGATAGTGCCGTAGCTAAGTTGAGCATGGGATCAATGACGGCTGGATTGGTTGCTATGTATGCAATACAAGGAAGAATAACTGGGGGTGGACCAGAAGATTTTGAGTATAGAGATTCCTTACGACGCACTGGTTGGCAACCGTATTCAATACGAATAGGAGATACATACCACAGCTATGCTGGTGCAGAGCCGTTTTCTAGTGTGCTTAGTTTAGCAGCAGATGTTGCAGAAACTACCGCATCAGCCGACATGTCAGTAGAAGGAATAGGTAAACTTGCTCTAGGTATAAGCATAGCAATCAGCAACCAAATGACTGATAAGACGTTTATGTCTGGATTCAGTAATCTTGTAGATATGCTGCAAGATCCAGAGCGTTACGGCGGAATGACAGTCGAAAGCTTTCAACGAAGTTTAGTTCCGCGTGTTGCTTCACAGTATAAAAAGACTGGCATTGGTTTGCCGGATCTAGACGTATTCGGTGTGCCGTTGGGTATAAAAGGTGACCCTATGGTGCGCGATGTACGTACATTTTTAGATAGTGTTAGAGCACAGATACCTGGATTATCTAAGACATTACCGCCACGACGTAATATATGGGGTCAGCCAATATATTTATCAGGTGCTTACGGTCCTGATATGATAAGCCCTATATACTCTAGTCATCGTGGCCCTAACAAGATGTTGGTCGGTGAGAAAGACGTTGAGTTTACTTATAAAATGGACGAATTGTTTGTGGCCGTTGAGTATGGCCCAAGCAAAATGCCAATGGAAATCAATGCAGACGTACCTCTGACATTAGAAGAACGTAACGAATATCATATGATTGTAGGTGCAGAAACCACTAAGGAGCTAAAGAAGTGGTATCGCAAGCCAAACAACATACGCAAATATAACAAGCTTAAAGACCTGTATTTAGAAACAGGTAGTAGTTTAGCCAAGGAAGAAATTGAGTCGATGTTTGATTTAGAGATTCTACAAGCCAGGCGCAAAGGGTTGAAAGAATTTCTTAAGAGATCATCAATCGGAAGAAAGTACAAGCGCAAGCTAGACAAGCACGATGACGAGCTAAAAGCTGAAATGAAATCATTTAAGAGGGCCATGAGATGACGGTATCTAGTAGTGTAACAAAACATCTAAGAGATGGAACTGGTACGCAACATCAGTTTCAGTATGAGTTTAAAATATTTGCAGATGCTGATTTAGAAGTTCTTATAAGAACGACTGCGGGTACAGAAACACTCCAGACTCTCAATACTAATTATATTGTCACAAACGCGGGTAATGATAGTGGTGGTAATATCCTTTTTAAATATAACACAGGAAATAGTGGCGACGCACACTACGACGGCTCAACAGATCACAGACCAGCTAACGGTACAAAAGTTGTTATAAATAGAAAGCTTACACTTACACAAGGCACTGATTATATAGAGAATGATCCGTTTAGCAGTACAGACCATGAAAATGCACTCGACAGATTGACCTTCATTGCACAGCAGTTACAAGAACAAATTGACAGGTCCATAAAAGCATCGGTCGGTAATACGCTAACAGGATCAACATTTACGCTCTCAGCAACAGACAGAGCCGATAAGATCTTTGCTTTTGATAGCTCTGGTAACTTATCTATCACGCAAGAGCTTGGTACGTTTACAGGTAACTGGGCAACTAGCACGGCATATAGTGTTAGGGATTTAGTCAAAGATACAAGCACTAATAATATATTTATAGTTAACGAAGCACACACAAGCTCCGGCTCACAACCACTAACGACAAATGCAAACAGTGCAAAGTATACTCTTATTGTTGATGCGGCATCTGCAACAACAAGTCAGAACGCGGCTGCAGCAAGCGCAACTGCAAGTGCCAATAGTGCAACGGCTTCTGCTTCTAGTGCATCGACTGCAACAACAAAAGCTGCCGAAGCGTCGACCAGTGCGTCGAACGCTGCAACCAGTTTGTCAACATTCCAGGGACAATACCACGGTGCTGCAAGCTCTGATCCTTCATCAAATCTTGATACTGGTGATCTGTATTTCAATACATCAAGTGGCGTCAAAGTGTATACAGGGTCTGCATGGGAAGATGTGAAGCCAACCAGTTCGGAACAGACAAATATCAACACTGTGGCTGGTATATCAAGCGCTGTGTCTACTGTGTCTGGAGCAAATGCAAACATATCGGCACTTAACGCAAGTGGGGTAATTTCTAACATAGGGACGGTAGCTGGTATATCCAGTAATGTGACAACCGTGGCTGGATTGAACGCAACACATTTGTCAAACGTATCAGGTCAAGCATCGAACATTGGAAACCTTGGGCCTATATCGGCAAACATAACTAGCGTTGCTAATATTGCAAGTGACGTTACATCCTTGGCAAACTCACTAGAAAAGACTTATACGGTTACAGTTACAAACCCAGGCAGTGGTAATGTGTTTGTCCTAAGTGGCAGCAATAACCCAGCAATAGAAATGTTTAGGGGTAATAGCTATATCTTTGACCAATCTGATAGCTCAAACTCTGGTCATCCTTTGGTATTCAAAGATGGGTCAGGCAACGCTTGGACAAGTGGAGTTACCGTTACTGGTACTGCTGGATCGTCTGGTGCAAAAGTAGAATTCGAAGTGCCATCAGACGCACCTAGCAGCATGAGATACTATTGCAGTGTTCATGGCAATTCTATGGGTAACACTATTACTGTTAAAGATAGTAACGTGTCTTTAGTCGCTGGATCTATAGCAAACGTAAATCTAACTGGTGGATCAATTGCAAATGTAAACACAACGGCAGCAGCTATTACAAATGTAAACGCCGTGGCAACAAATATTGCTAATGTGAATTCATTTGCTGCTAGGTATCGCGTTGGATCTACAAACCCAACTAGCGATAATGATGCTGGTGATTTGTTTTTCAACACTACATCAAACGAATTAGTAGCCTTTAACGGATCTGCGTATCAAGCCACATCACCATCTGCAACAAACCAAAGTAATATAAATATTGTTGCTGGTCAGATTACAGCGCAAGAAGATCTTGGTTCGATTGCAAACGCCGTTTCCACATCGTCTGGTAACGACATAAACACAGTAGCTAACGCAATCGCTAACGTGACTGCACTTAGTACAAGCGCAAATATTACGAATATGGCAGCATTAAACGCAAGTGGTGTTGTTGCGAACATAGCAAGCGTTGCTGGATCAGTAAGTAATGTTAATTCAGTAGCATCTAATATTAGTGGCATTAATGATTTTGCAGCACGATATAGAGTTGCAAGCTCTGCACCAACTAGCTCTCTTGATGCTGGGGACTTATACTTCAACACATCTACTAATACTTTAAATTATTACAATGGGTCTGCTTTTATTGCAGTTGTTGCTGGTGCTATGACATCACTTGCTGTTGATAGCTCACCGTCGCTTGGTGGCAACTTAAATGTAAATGGCAACTCAATAGTATCTGCATCGAATGGAGATATTACTATCGCGCCAAATGGTTCTGGTGAGATTAACTTAAACGGTACGGTCAATACTGACAACTTAACAATAGACTTTGGGAGCATAGCATAACATGGCAAAATTACTTAAATTAAGGGGTGGCACAACCTCCCAACATAGTTCTTTTACTGGTGCTGATAGAGAAGTTACTGTCGACACAGACAAAGAAACATTAGTTGTGCATAACGGCTCACAAGCTGGTGGGTTTCCATTAGCAAGAGCCGATGGTTCTGGAACAACAAACTTTACTATCACTGGGGAACTTGATTGTGCAACGCTAGATGTTAGCGGTGATGCTGATATAGACGGCACACTTGAAGCTGACGCAATAACAATCGGTGGCACAGCAATAGCATCTGTCCTTAGTCCTGTAGCTGGTAGCTCAAGCATTGTTACAACTGGTGCTTTGGATAGTGGCTCTATCACAAGTGGCTTTGGAAATATCGATGTTGGGTCATCGTCTGTAACTGCGAATGGTGGTGTCGTTGTTGATAACATAACCATAGATGGTACGGAGATTGACTTAAGCTCTGGTGATTTAACACTAGATGTTGCAGGAGATATTATTCTTGACGCAGATGGTGCAGAAATAAAACTCTTAGATGGGGGAACTCAGTTTGCAAATTTATATACATCATCTTCTAATTTTTACATACAATCTTCCGTTCAAGATAAAGACATTATATTTCAAGGAAATGATGGTGGCTCTGGTATAACAGCACTTACACTTGATATGTCAGAAGCTGGCTCCGCAACATTTAACAATAACGTCACTGCTTTCTCTGATGAACGATTGAAGTCAAACATTGAAACTATTGATGGCGGTCTTGCAAAAATTCTTAGCATGAGAGGTGTGACATACACCAGGGATAACAAAGATAATGTTGGTGTCATAGCACAAGAAGTAGAAAAAGTTATACCACAAATTGTAAAAACTGCTGATGATGAAATGGGAACAAAGTCTGTTGATTACACTAGGATTACCGCTGTCTTAATCGAAGCAGTCAAAGAACTAACAAAGAGAGTTGAAGAACTGGAGGCTAAATAATGGCACTTCAATCCAGTGGAGCAATAAGTCTTAATGATATCCATGTTGAGGTCGATGGTACAAGCGGTACGACTTGTTCTATAAATGACGCTGACATAAGAGGTCTTATTAGCAAAAGTGATGGTGCTTCTATGTCATTTAACGAATGGTACGGTGCATCAAATGTTGGTTACATTTCTGCATCTGGTGGTTCTACAACAACATCTGGTAATTATAAATATCACTATTTCAATTCCTCTGGCACATTCACTATAAACTCTGCTGGGTTTGGTGGGTCACAATACACAACTGTTGACTATATAATTATTGCTGGAGGGGGTTCTGGTGGTCAAGCATGTCCAGGTGGTGGAGCTGGTGGATATCTTGTCGGAACATTTAATGGCAGTACTGGTGGGAAAACAATAACCATTGGAGGTGGCGGTACTGGAAACCAACAAGGAAGTAACAACAGCAATGGAAGCAACAGTTCTATCTCTGGAGTTGCTTCAGCGGCTGGCGGTGGTAAAGCTGCACAAGGAGGAATACCAGCATATGGCTCAGCGACTGCTGCTTCAAATGGGGGTTCTGGTGGTGGTGGAAGTATGTGGAACACTCCTGGTGGAAGTGGAACAACAAATCAAGGAAATAATGGAGGTAATGGAAGGTCATCTCCTGGCGCTAACGAAACCTATTTGTGTGGTGCTGGTGGCGGTGGAAAAGGTGGTGCTGCTTCAAATGTGGTCAACTCTGCGACTAATGGTGGTTCAAGTTCAAATACTGGAGCAGCAAACTATAATGGCGCGCAACGAGCTGGTGGTGGGGGTGCTGCTGCTTTCTATGGCAGTCAAAGTAATCCTGGTGGTGGCGGTGGTGGTGCTGGCAATGGAAATGATAGCTATTCTACTTATGCAGTGGGTGGCGCTGGTTCAGCAAACACTGGTAGTGGTGGTGGAGGAGCAAATATATTTTATTTTCAAAGAGGTGGTAATGGTGGGTCAGGTATAGTTATGTTGCGATATCAATATCAAAATTAGGACAAATAAATGGGACATTGGGCAAGACTAGATGACAACAATATCGTACAAGAAGTTATCTGCATAAAAAAAGAGGAACTTGATACTGGTGCTTGGGGAGAACCGTCCAAGTTTGTTAAAACAAGTTATAATACTTATAATGGTAAACACTATACTCCTGATGACAATCAAGATTATAGCGCAGAAAGTTCAACTCAAAGTAAAGCATGTGGATATAGATTTGCTGGTGTAGGTATGAAGTATGATGCTACAAATGATGTATTTTATGACCCTGACAAACCTTATGAAAGTTTTGTTTGGAACAGCAAGAGATATGTTTGGGAAGCACCTATTCCCTATCCAGAAGATGGTAATCCTGAGACAGTTTCTGAAACTGACGTAAAATATTATATATGGGATGAAGAGCTTCATCAGTCTGATAATACAAAAGGTTGGGTGCAGAAGGTAATAGCAAAATGACCCAAGTTTATAATGTATGCTGGGTAGAATTTAAAGAATAAAAAGGGGGGCCAATGCTAGGGTTTGGGGTTGGTGAAGCCATCGCTGCGGCTACGGCTTTCAAGGCGGCAGTTGACGGCATAAAAAAAGCTATAAGTACTGCAAAAGATGTTCGTGATATTGCGTCACAAATTGATGTCTTGCTCGATAGTAAATCGAAGATTGATCGCGCCAAAAACAAAAAGGCTGCACCCGGTCAGTTCTCTATCAGTTCAATAGCATCAGAAACCATAGATGCAAAGTTGGCCGAAGAAGAATTATATTCTATCAAGATACTTATAGATAACAGATTTGGGTTCGGTACGTTTGCAGCAATAGAAGCAGAGCGTAGAAAAAGAATAAAAGAATTTGCAGAAGCACAGCGCAAACAAGCTGCAGCAAAAGCAAAGCGTCGCAAAGAATTACTCAATGATCTTAAAATTTTTGCTTACATTATCGGCGGCAGCACTGTCGTTGTTGTGGCTATCATTGTCTATATCACCATCAAAAACTAAATCGGAGGTACGCCATGATCCATCGGATTATGAGTTGGTTAAAAGAGTTCGGAAGAAAGCAGCCGGAAGAAGTCTTGTCGAATACTACTGTGTCTACATCTCGGAAGAGGGGACGACCAAAGCTATCAGAGTCACAGAAAAAGAATGCGAAGAAGAAATCTAAATGACAAAGCAACTGAAAAACAAACTTAGAAAAGTAGCTAAAGGCTTGAACAAGGCGTCGAGGACACACGCAAAGCAAGCCAAGACAATACAGTCAGTGCTCAAGAAATCTAAGAAGAAAACAAAATGACCCCAGAAACACTGAATAAATGGTTAATCGTACCGAGGTTGATGATGCTGTCCATGTTAGCTGTCTATGTTAGATCTATAGAGTGGGCATTAAGTCAGCCAGATCTTACAACACAACAAGCAAGTCTTATATCGGTTATAACTGGGGCAATGACTGGAAGCCTTGCCTTGTTCCTTAACAAAGAATCGAATTCAAAAGGAGGTGGCAATGATCGGTCAGATCCTTAGTAGTGTCGTTGGTTTAGGTACATCATACCTCGACAGCAAATCACAGATACAAAAAGCAAAGGCAACAAAAGAACAAAAGATTGCTGAGGGTACGGCTAACTGGGAAGTGATGGCGATGGACGCTTCTAAGTCAAGTTGGAAAGACGAGCTGTGGACTGGATTGTTTGTAATTTTAATATTGGCAAACTTCATTCCGTTTTGGGGCATCCAAGAACATATGGCAAGAGGTTGGGAAAATTTAGAGAAGACCCCTGACTTCATCAAGTACGGAATGTATGCGTCGATAGCTGCATCGTTTGGGCTCAGATCATTTAGCAAACTTAGGAGAAAGTAATGGCATTTGTTTTATCACAAAGAAGTAAGTCACGATTAGTAGGGGTACATCCCAAGCTTGTTGAGGTTGTCCACCGGGCAATTCAAATTACACCTGTTGATTTTGGTGTGACGTTTGGGGTCAGAGATTTAGAAACTCAGAGGAAGCTTGTCGCGGCAAAAAGATCTACGACTCTAAAATCTAAACATCTAATACAAGACGACGGTTACGGTCATGCCGTTGATGTTGTGGCCTATGTTGATACAGGCGATGGTCCAGAGGTTTGCTGGGAACTGCCTATATAC